AGACAACATTCGTGCGCGCAGGTTTCGCCCGAATTTTTCCGCGGGGGGTGCCGTGCCGAAGGCCGAGGAATTCCCGATCGAGACGCTGCCGCTCGACGCGCTGAAGGCGCACCCGCGCAACTACGTCGAGCATCCCGGTGACCAGATCGAGCACCTGCGGGCCAGCTTGCGGGCCTACGGCTGGTATCGGAATGTCGTCGCGGCGCGCGACCTGACGATCCTGGCGGGTCACGGGATCGTGGAGGCGGCGCGACGCGAGGGGTTGACAGAAGCGCCCGTGATGCGGCTGTCGCTCGATGCGCTAGAACCGCGGGCGCTGAAAATCCTTGCGGCCGACAACGAGCTGCGGCACCTGGTGGTGACGGACGACCGGGCGCTGTCGGAGCTGCTCAGGGAGATCAGCCTGACGGACGCGGACGGGCTGCTCGGCACGGGCTACGACGACGCGATGCTGGCCAACCTCGCGTTCGTGACGCGGCCGAAGTCGGAGATTCAATCGTTCGACGCCGCGGCGCATTGGGCGGGGATGCCGGAGTATCAGGCTCCAGCAGAAGACTGGCCGCTCACCGTGCGGTTCCGCACGCAAGCCGACCGCGCCGCGTTCGAGGATTTGACAGGTTTGCATCCGGCCGGTAACGCGAAGATGTCCTGGTGGCCGGCCGAGAGTCCCGATGATCTGCGAGCGTTGCGCTTCGAGACAGCGAGCGCGTGATAACCGCGCCGCGTTATCCGATCTATGTGCCGTCGAAGAGTCGTGCCGATGTATGCTCGACGCCGGAGATGCTCAACCGCGACGGCGTCCCGTTCTTCCTCGTTGTCGAGCCGCAACAGGCCGATAGGTACGCGGCTCGCTTCGGTCGAGATTGTTTGCTCATCCTGCCGTTTAGCAATGTCGGCAGCGTCATCCCGGCGCGCAATTGGATCAAGGAACACGCGACCGCGAGCGGTGCCGAGCGGCACTGGCAGCTAGACGACAATATCACCTACATGGAACGGGCCTGGGGGCAGAAGCGCATCCGCTGTGATGCGGGAGTCGCGCTGCGCGCCTGCGAGGACTTTGCCGACCGTTACGAGAACGTCGGCATCGCCGGGCTGAATTACCACATGTTCGGTTTCACGAATGGCCGTCCGTATAAGGTGCCGTTCTTCCTCAATGTGCATGTGTACTCCTGCACGCTCGTGCTGAATAGCCTCCCGTATCACTGGCGCGGTCGGTACAACGAAGATACCGACTACTGCCTGCAAGCACTCGCCGGCGGCTGGTGTACCGTGCTAGTCAATGCATTCTTAGCGAACAAGATGCCGACGATGACCGTCAAGGGCGGCAATACCGCGGAACTGTATGAGGGAGACGGACGCTTGAAGATGGCGCGAGCGCTCGAACGCATGTGGCCGGGCGTCGTGCGCACGAATCGGCGGTTTCGACGCCCGCAGCACGTCGTCTACGACGCCTGGAAGCGCTTCGATACGCCGCTGCGTCTCAAGCCGGGCATCGACCTGTCCGCGCTGCCGCCGAACGAGTACGGCCTGGAGTTGCGGACACTCCGCGAGCCGAAGTCCAAGCGGATCAAGCAATTGGCCGCTGAGTGGCAGCAGCAGCACGGAGCGCAGGCCTGATGGGCGCTCGCGGACCCGCGCCGACCCCGACCGCGCTCAAGGTGTTGCGCGGCAATCCGGGCCGCCGCCCGCTCAACCGCGCCGAGCCGCGACCGCGGCCGGTCGCGCCCGTCATGCCGCGCTGGCTGGAGCCCGAGGCCAAGGCCGAATGGCGGCGCATCGTCCCCAAGCTCAGCCGCGTCGGGCTGCTCACCGAGGTGGACGGCGCCTGCCTGGCCGGCTACTGCCAGGCGTGGGCGCGCTGGCTGGCTGCCGAAGCGCTCGTGACCAAGGTCGGCCAGGTCATCAAGGCCGGGAGCGAGAAGTACACGACGATCAAGCAGAACCCCGCCGTGGTGATCGCGCTCGCGGAGCGCACGTCCATGCTCCAGTTCGGGGCGCGCCTCGGCCTCTCGCCGTCGGACCGCGGGCGCATGAGCCTGCGCGAGGACGACGATGACGCCGACCCCTTCCTCGACTGACGCGCCGCTCGACGCCGGCGCGCGCGCCGTCGGCTTCATCGAGCGGCACCTGGTGCACACGAAAGGGAAGTGGGCGGGCGTGCGCTTCGCGCTGGAGGACTGGCAGCGCGACGGGATCGTCCGGCCGCTGTTCGGCGCCGTGCGCGACGACGGCCTGCGCCAATACCGCACGGCGTACGTGGAGCTGCCGCGCAAGAACGGCAAGAGCGAGCTTGCCGCCGCGGTCGCGCTGTACCTGCTGCTCGCGGACGGCGAGCAGGGCGCCGAGATTTACGGCGCCGCCGCCGACAAGGAGCAGGCGGCGATCGTGTTCGAGGTCGCGAAGCGCATGGTGGAGCTGAACCCCGTGCTGGCGCGACGGGTGACGGCGTACCGCAATCGCTCGCTGGTCGTGCACAAGACGGCGTCCGTGTACCGCGTCCTGTCGGCGGACGCATTCACCAAGCACGGGCTCAACGCGCATGGCGTCGTGATGGACGAACTGCACGCGCAGCCGAATCGCGAGCTGTGGGACGTGCTGACGACCAGCACGGGGACGCGCACGCAGCCGCTGGTGTTCGCCATCACGACGGCCGGCTACGACCGCAACAGCATCTGCTGGGAGCTGCACGACTACGCCGCCAAAGTGGCGAACGGCGTGGTGGAGGACCCCTCGTTCTTCGGGTACGTGCGCGGGGCGCCGGCGGACGCCGACTGGCGCGACGAGCGGGTCTGGCGGGCGGCCAACCCCGCGATCGCGAGCGGCTTCCGCAACGTCGAAGAGATGCGCGACCTGGCGCGGCGGGCGGAGTCGGCCCCCGCGCTCCAGAACACGTTTCGGCGCCTGTACCTGAACCAGTGGACCCGTCAGGAGACGCGCTGGCTCGACATTCGGGCCTGGGACGCGACGGCGGGGCTCATCAACGAGTCGGAATTGCTCGGCCGGCCGTGCTACGCGGGGCTCGACCTCGCCAGCACGACCGACATCGCGGCGCTGGTGCTGGCGTTCCCGCTGGAGGACGGCACGGTGGCCGTGCTGCCCCACTTCTGGGTGCCGCGCGACACGGCGCGGGAGCGCGGGCTGCGGGATCGAGTGCCCTACGAGGCGTGGGCCGAGCAGGGGCTCGTCCACCTCACGGACGGCAACGTGATCGACTACGGCGCGATCCGCGCCACACTGGCCGACCTGGGGGCGCGCTTCGACATCCGCGAGGTGGCCTACGACCGCTGGGGCGCCACCCAACTCGCCCAGCAATTGCAGGACGACGACGGCCTGACGATGGTCCCCATCGGGCAGGGCTTCGCCAGCCTGGCCGGGCCGACCAAGGAACTGCTCACGCTGGTGCTCTCCAAGCGCTTGCGCCACGGCGGCCACCCCGTCCTGCGCTGGATGGCCGACAACCTGGTGGTGCGGCAAGACCCGGCCGGCAATGTCAAGCCCGACAAGGGCAAGAGCACCGAGCGCGTGGATGGAATCGTGGCCCTGGTGATGGCGATTGCGCGCGTGATCGCCAACGAGCACGCGCCCTCGGCGCTCGACCAACGCGGCGGGCTGCTGGTGGTCTGATGGAGGCGGGATGCGGGCGGAGGTGGAGGCGACGGACATCCTGGGCCTGCTGGGCGTGGCGCTGGCCGCGCTCGGCCTCGCCCTGATCTACCTGCCGCTGGCGCCGCTGTTCGTCGGCCTGCTGCTGCTCGTGGTGGCCGTGCTCGGCAGCCGCCGCCGGCCGGCGCGGGGCCGCTAGCCGTGGGGCTCATCCGCTCGATACTGGAGGGCAGCGGCCTGCGCGCCCAGTCGCAGCCGTCACCGCTCGATGACTTCTGGTATCGGCCCGCGGGCTCGCTCGGGCCGTCGTCGGCGGGCGTGGCCGTCACGCAAGACACGGCGCTCAGGATTAGTACCGTGTGGGCGTGCGCGACGCTCATCAGCGAGGCCATCGGCAGTCTGCCGCTCATCACCTATCGGCGCACGGCCGACGGCGGCAAGGAGCGGGCGACCAACCACCCGCTCTACGAATTGCTGCACGATACGCCCAACGGCGGGCGGCAGACGGCGCCCGAGTTCGACGCCCTGCGCCAAATGTGGGCGCTGCTCAGGGGCAACGGCTACGCGCGCATCCGCAGCGGGCCGCGTGGACCCGTGGATAGCCTGGAAGTCTTGTCGCCGGACTGGTGTTGGCCCGACCTGGCGACGGACGGCACGCTGCGCTACCGCGTCCACGACCCCCTGACGGGGCGCCAGGAGATCGTCAACTCGGATGACATCCTGCACCTGAAGGGGCCGAGCCTCGACGGCATCTGGGGGCTCAGCGTGATCGCCCATGCGCGCACCAGCCTGGGGTTGACCATCGCGGCGGAGGAGTACGGGGCGCGCTTCTTCGGGCAGGGCGCCCGCCCGGGCGGCATCCTGACCACCGACCAGCAGCTCAAGGAGGCCACGGTCAAGCGGATCGGGGAGCAGTGGCAAGAATTGTTCGGCGGGGTCGGCAACAGCCACAAGACGGCCGTGCTCGAGCAGGGCATCACCTACCAGCCCGTCGCTATGACGATGGAGGACGCGCAGTTCCTGGCGACGCGGGAGTTCGAGGTCAGCGACATCGCGCGGTGGTTCCGCGTCCCCGAGCCGCTCATCGGCATCACCAGCAAGGGCACCGTCTGGGGCACGGGCATCGAGAGCATGGGCAATCACTTCCTGACCTACTGCCTGCTGCCGTGGTTGAACCGCTGGGAGTCGATCATCCGCGCGAAGCTGATCCTGGCCCCGCAGACCTACTTCGCGGAGTTTCTGGTGGACGGCCTGCTTAGGGCCGACACCGCGACCCGCTACGCCGCCTATGCCGTGGGCCGCAACTGGGGCTGGCTCAGCGTGAACGAGGTCAGGGCGCACGAGAACATGAATCCCATCGACGGCGGGGACGACTACTTGCAGCCGCTGAACATGCAGCCGCTCGGCGCACCGCCCCCGCCGCCATCGGGGAGCGGGCAAACCGACTCCATGCCGAGCGGTATGCCACCGGACATGCAGGGGGCCGCGTTGGTGCGGCCGTTCATCCGTGATGCGGCGGCCCGCGTGGTGCGCCGCGAGATTGGGGCGGTCGGGAAGCTGCGGCGGCAGGCCGAGGGCGACCCCGGG